CCTCATACATCTCGTGACCATTCATAGGATCAGTCACTGTGCCTAGTTGGAACTTGGCTGCTACCTCTTTAGATATCCCACGTTCTGCTAGCACGACGAGAGCTTCCGGACTTATTGCCAGTGCGTATCTCTGCGCCGCTTCCTTGAGCGATTTCGACTGCACGTTTGAGGCCATCCTTAAACTCCAAGTTCTCTTGTATGCAGACAATGCTGACTGCGTTGCCACCCTTACCGCAGGTGTGGCAGAAATATAAATTATCTATTGTGTTGATTACAGCAGACCTACGTGAGTCAGAGTGTAGAGCGCACCGTACTGATACTGCTCTACCTTCTCTGACCTCACCTCCATAGTGGGCAATGATTGCTCCTATGGGTACAGCTGTAGCGTCTAGGTCGCCTTTGTAACGCTTGTTCTTACGAACCCTGGCCCAATCTTGTGCTGACATTCACATCCTCCACACTTCTCGTGCCAGTGTGTGGCACGTTTCAGATGGTTCAGTGAGTTCTCCTCACCTGCCTTGGTACAGTAATCGCAGATCATACTTTCTTTGCTCTCTTCTTAGGTGCAGGCTTTTCAGCAACGTACTCTTCTGTTGCTACTTCAGCATCAGCTGCCTTGATTGCTTCTTCGATCTTAGGTGCTGATGGATCTACTGGGCCTGTTGTTGTACTGATAATTCCTTGTGGTACTGGCATATCCTTCTCCTTAATCCATTGTGCTAGGTCCTGGATGACCCAAGCCTTATCTATACCGGAGTTGCGACGCTTAACCACAACATAATGCAGTGGCACTTCCCCTATACCACGTGCCTTAGCGTAGTTAAGCGCCTCAACTTCGGCTTCAGCCCAGAACTCTGGTAAGTTCACGGACTTTCTATTCTTGAGTTCTAGTATGTAAGTCTTTCCCGCGACTATGCACACCAGATCTCCTTCATCCTTAGCGCCTGCCTTCGTTAGCCTTTCAGCTAGTAATCCAACAGAGCGTAAGAATTTCATTACATCAGTCTCGAACTGAGCACCTTTGCGTCCATTAGGATTAGCCATTGGAGCCTGTATCGTAGACTGCTTTACCTTCTGCATCGGTAGTTACCTTAAGAATCTTCAGATCTATCAGTACCAGAATAAGGTTACGCATATCGTTACGCAACTGATTGATCTCATTCTTCAAGTACTGGATCTCAGTTTGCTGCTTCGACATTGTATCCTCCTGAATACCCATACTGTTGATCTTTCCTAAACATATTACCCCAGACAGGATCGTCTGTTATCTGACACGCTGCGTAGTTGACGTACAGAGTTGCATAGTCTGATGCGTCAGCAGTGTGTGGTCCAAATCTATTCTTGACCGCAGCAACCTTGAGGGTTGCCTGGTTGGGATCATAGCCCAGCGTTAGGATCAACGCCGGTAGTTGACTTACCTTACCGTGAATTGCACGTCGTGCTGATGGGTTAGTAGGGTTGCCATACTCACTTTGCTCGGACACGTGATGTAGCACAAGTACACAAGCCTCAGTCTTACGAGCCATATCGTGAAGCTCCATCATAATCGCACGTAACCCAGCCCATTCGTTATCAGTCTCAGCTGCAACGTTCATCAGGTTATCTATCACAATTAACTCTGGTGCTATTCCATACAGTTCTATGTAAGCCTTGATCTCTAACTCAATATCATCTAGCGATGGTGATGAGTCGAAGACCCACTTGATGTGCTTTAACTTATCAAAGTGTTTATCGTAGTGATGAGTGTTCTTGGAAAGATTGCCTTCTACTGACAACTGTGTATGACCAGATGTGTGAGCAGCAGCTCTCATCATCACAGTTGTTGTGTCAGTATCGGCTGAAAAGAATAAGGTTGGAACTTCTGACTTGATCGCATAGATCAGAGCAAACATAGACTTGCCTGCATTCGGTGCTGCTGCCACCATACATACTTGTCCACGTCTGAATCTGATCTGCTTAACCCCTAGAGGTTTCCACACGTCAGGTAGTGGTGTTGCCTTGGTAAGCACACCACCCCAAGCGCGGGATAGATCAAGCAATTCGTTCCTCCTTAACTGTTATCTTTCGTTGACGTCGAATGAACCTGCGTTCACCCTCAGTGATGCCTCCCCAAATGCCGTGACTTTCATTCTGTATTCCCCACTCAGCACACTCTGCCTTGTGTGGACATCTACCACAGATAGATTTAGCCATTAACATTTCGGTACTATTAGAACTTCCAGCTTCCTTCTCAGGAAACCAGAAATCCCCACCTACACTTGCACATAACGGAGCCTCGTACTTTGCTGGCTCCCGCATTTTATCGGATAAAGATAGGGTCGCACTTGTCCATAGCACCCTTTGGTGCTGAACACATATGAGCCTTCCAAGGTCCTCGTGCTGATGTTCCTTCACGGTAGTTCATTGCACCGTGACGGCAGGTTGGTGTATCACCGGATACTGGTGTTGCATTAAATGCCTGGGCAACTGATGCCACTGTTGGTGCTGGTGCAGATCCAACACCTAGTTCGACTGCTGTTGCCTTGATGTTAGCTGCGTTCATTGCGATATCTGCTAGTCCTGATTCTAGTTCAGCAACTGTTGCAGCATAGAGATTGATAAGTGTTCCATCAGACAACTTGTAGTTGATCTGGAACTTTGTTCCTTCTGTAGCCATTTAGTTTCCTCCACTTGGTTTGATATTGAGTCTTGCTGTTTCCTGTCCAACACTTACTGGGACATAACCAATAAGTTCTTTAACCTTTTCTTTGTCAACTGTCTCACGACCTTTAACCTTTGTCCAACTGATTTCAATACCACTGGCTGTAACACCAATGGTTCCTTCGAAAGAAGTCTTGATTGAATCTCTTTCAATTTCTAACTCTTTAATCTTTGCATCTAATTGTAGAAAGTGCAGTGCATTCTTGTCAACTTCTTCGTCCTCAATAACTACTTCACTAAGGACGATACGTTCTTTTTTTAAGCCAACACAACCCATCATTCCTGATGCGTCATAGTATTGACAGTAGCTCTTACAGAATGTTGCATCCTTCTCTGGCTCTGGAGCAGTCTCCATTGCCTTGACTTCAGTTAACCACTCCAAAGCCTCTAGTGCAATATCTTCATCGTAGGGTTCTGAGTGAACCTTGACATCCTTCTCAGCACCATCACGAGCTATAGCAACCAGATTAACTGTGTTAACTGTGTGGCCATTCTGCGCTAGTAGATATCCATAGATCTGTACCTGCCAACGCTGTTGCTTTGATGGGAAGTAAGAAAGGTTCTTGACCTTGCTAGTCTTCCAGTCAATGACAGCACCGGTGCTAGGTATAAACAAGTCCACGTGTGCTTTCATATCACCGTGTGATACCTCAGTCTCGACAAGGTAATCCTTGCCATCTGGATCTAGGTGTCCGATTGCTTCCTCGATTGCAGCGTGGATAGCAGTACCCATAATCGCTGCAAGTTTAGATTGATCTTCGTTGGTATGAGGTTGTCCATTCAATCGGTACCAGACCTTACGACGGCAACCACCAATTTCTGATGGACCTACCTGTGTCTGTGTACTGCGATCACGAGTGGCATCCTTGGCGTGGAGCACTGTTAATAGCAGTTCTTTTGGATCAGTTATCATCTGACTTCTCCATCATCATCTCTAAACGTGCAGCCATATATCCTTGTTTAAGATAATAGTTAGCTGCATATTCATCAGTCATTGCGATCTTCTTAATCTCTTCCATTACTTCTGGTCCCTACGTGTTAGCCAATAATCAAAAGCATACGCTGCTACGAAACCAAGCAGTAATCCAAATGCGAACTTCAACATCTTCTTCACCCTTTCTCCTGAGTAACTAATTGAATCGGAGGACAGGTGTTCACGTCAAGTACCGACGCGATCTTTACTGCCCTTTCTGCTACCACCTTAGCCATCAGCAAAGACTTGCACGTTCCAGGCTTGAGCGAGTAGAGATAACCCAGAGCATAATCTCCACCACTACCGGCTGTAAAGAGTCCACGTTCACTGGCGTTAAATGATAGATCTGATCCGATAGAAAACAACATCCCATCAAATGCTAGAAGGTAGGCAAAGCTGGCTTCCTTGTCAGATGGATCGTAACCATTATCTTTGAATGCAGCAAAGATACTAGGCAGTATCTTCTTACCCATCCACTCGACAGGATCGTAGTTCTTATACGTTGGTGGTTTCCAGTTGTAGGCAAGGATATCTCCTGGCCGTGAGTCACCAGTAATACCTAGTAGGTAGTTGCCGATGTGAATAATCTTGGGCGTCTGGGTAGATATGATGCGCTGATCGTTGTCGGTGATCTGTGAGTCAGCTGCCATCACAACGAAGTCAGGTCCTTGGATACCAACGAGAGTTGTCATTGGTGGAGTATATCACACGGCGTGTCTTGCATTCTTAATGGTGGGTTAAATGTACAATATGAGCGTAAGCGAATAACGGTAAGCGGCCCCTATGCGGGGCCGAGGCTGAAAGCCGAGAGGCGACTGACCACAGGAAGGAGCCGTGCCGGACAATGCTGCTCCGTCTACTCCACCTGCAAAAATTCTTAGCCAAGCGTAAGTTCTACGATGGCCTTCCTGAGCCTTTTGGAGCCGATCTGAGGGCCTTAGGCCCGATCCACGCCTGTACTTGTGGCTGCACTATGTTCAACATTATGGCAGCCTTTGAAGATTATGACATAGTTTGGTGGCACTTGGACGGGACCTGTGCCAACTGTGGAAATCTAGTCACCATCCCTTGTCCTGTGGATAACCCTGATGGACCACAAGCTAACGGATATTAATGAAG